AGGAAAGCTAATGTTTTGAAAGATATAACCACTATCAGGTATAGTAACTACGCCACCACTTTCAGTAGCAGTATTTGTACTCCAATCAGTTGAAAAGTCTGAAAAATCACCACCAACGACATAATCATCACCTGTATAAGTCTTCACAGAGTGTACCCTTGCATCACTTGTTGCAGTAGGAGTAAGTAGTATAGATGCTTTGTCTAGTACATCAGCATTATCTATATCAGTAATTATATTTCTAGTATCAAATAGGTTTTCACTAAAAGTTACCCTCCTTGCTAATTTTGATAATAAGCCACCTATTTCGTCAATAACACCTTTTGCTACACTTAAAGCTAATCCTAATCCTAACATATTATTCTGTATATACTACTTCCATAGTAGCGTTAAACCTTAATGTTGTTCCTTGTGCTGCACCTGCTGATATAGTAACGATAATAATATCTCCTGCTGAGAATGTTTGAGTGCTACCCAATCCACCTGCAGAAAACACATCTGTTGTAGTAGTTCCACCACCAACTTCACTAGCTGTGCTACCTAATTGAGTAAGGTCAATACCCGCAGAACTTTCATCAACAGGAGTTCCTTTGTAAATTTTAAAGTTTACAGTCTTACCACTTGTAGCTGCTACAACACCACCAAAAGCATTAATGTAACCATCTCTAAGGCAGTATAGTTGTGCTTGTGCAACAGCATCTCGTGCATCAGCAGTAGGGTCAGTAACTAACGTATCCCAAAGGTGAGTAGAGTTGCTTGAATATGTAGGCGCATACTCGTTAGTATCGCTTTTAGTAAAGTAACCCCCCATCCTAACGAAATGAGTTCGTCTAAGGTTATCATCTGCCCAAGTCAAAGCATTACTACCATTCTTTGTAAGAACAGTATTAGCCGATGCTGTGCTAAAGTCCTTTGGAACGTGAAGCTGTGAGTTATCTAAACTACTATGTTCGTTACTAGCCATATTATCTTGTATATCCTATGCAAATACCACTTGTTAATGTAATGTCCGTTATCTTACCCAAGAACAATGTAGTTCCCGCAGGTAGAGTTGTTTCTAAAGCATCTTCACCTGTACAGCCTGTAACACGAATGTTTGCTATTACACTTTCCACAGGGAAATGTATGCAGTAGTAGCTTTTGTTTGATTGAGTGGCAGTAGTAAATACTTCAACATCACCAACGGTGTGTCCTACCATTCTCATCAACGATTCATTATCATCTAAAAATCCTGTTGCCATTTTATCTTATTTTATTTGTTTCTATCGTATGCCCAATTTTTTAAAGCAATATAGTTCTTGGAGTAAGGGCATTCTTTACTCACATCTTTGCCTTGTGGTTGTTTTATTGCTCTTGCAATATAAGCAATAGCTTTTCTAGCTTCAGTAGCATCGTTAGATGTCCAATCAGCTTTTTTCTTAGAAAGTAGTTTTAGGTTTCTGTTTATAGCATCTCTACCTAAACTAGCCTTTTTACTACATTTATTCTCAGACCATCTTTTTAATTCTGAGTAACTCATATTTACAGACTTCTTGTACTCTGTATATGTTTCATCAATCTCCTCTTGAGAGAAAGCGTTTTTAACGGACTTAATCTCAGAAACTAAATCACTCATCATCTCGTTGATTAAATCCATAAGGTCAAGTTGATTCTCGTCAAACTCATCGTAAGAGTTATATCCACCACCTCCGTGTTCTTTACCGCACATCCAAGAGCCATCGGGCATTTGGTGTTCCCAACCATCAGGACAATTAGGATTCTTTCTAGCGTTCTCCACATCCTCCATAGATTTTTTAGTTGGATGGTCTTTAGGTAGTAAATCAGTATCGTGTTTACCACTTCTGTACTTACCTTTCTTCATAGCATAAAGAAAAGAATTTACACGAGCATATGCCCATTGCGAAGGTGTCATATTTGGTCTAACAGACTCAGGATTTGTTTCATAAGCACCCAAACCTCTTTCAAAGACCTTCTCTAACTTCTTCAAAGTAACCTTTGCATTCCAATCAAGGTTTAACTCCTTAATCTCCTCATTGTGGTCTTTGACCTTTTTCTCAAGACCTTTCTTTACCGTTTCTGTTACTGCGTTATCCATTAGTAGAATATTATTCCGTTCATCTTACTAGCTATATCCGTATCAGGCATAGAGCTATCTCCATCTTTACCATACAAAGGATAGTTATTTACTTGGTCTTGATGTGTAATGTAAGCAATCATATCGTCAAGCAAAACTTGTGCCTTTCTAAATGTATCACTTTTCATTTGATTAAATTGCTCTACATTTGCAGGTGTACTAAAATCGGATGAGTTAACAACTAAACCTGCCGATGTTGTATTGTACTGAATCTCATTCATTACCTCAAATCTAACAAACCAACATAAAGCAGGTCTAAGGTAGTATTGTAAAAGCATTGAGTTGGCTGCCGTAAGAGTTCCTGTGCTATCGTTCTGTATCTTTAGCTCCTCATACATATCCAAACCAAGCTCAGGCTTAATGTGTGCAAGTTCAGCAATTTCAAGGATAGCATCGCTAATCAAAGCTGTATCTGTTGCTTGATTAGTAAACGCAGTAGATATAACCTCTGAAGGTGTTACAAACTTATCATATTGTCTTACATTAGCCATTCTCTTGCTGTCTTTGTACGGTTATTGTTTGTCTGTCTGATATAAGTAATTCACCATCAGGAATATTAGGCAAGTCTTTATTAAGCATTGCTCTTTGCTCATTGATAGTCAATACTTGTTTAGGGTCAATATCTGCAAGGAATGAGATAGGTGGTTCGTAAGCTACCGTAAGGTCACTTGTATCAATACCCATCTCTGCATTTATAACTCTTTTAATCGGCTCTAGCAAGATATTAGTAGTATCTCTAATAACTGTACTCATAGCTAAGTCATAGGCTATTCTAATCTCACTACCCGTATTGTTCATCTTACCCGATGATACGATACCACTCAAGGCGGGTTGCCATCTGTGAGCAGTAATTATGTTTTGGTCGGTTAACTTCTGTAAATCTAAGAAGTCACCATCTTCCTTGTTGGAGATAATCTGAACATCCGTTCCTCTACTATCTTCTCCATTCTTTACAAGGAATAATATCTTTGAGTTGTTACCACTACCTGTTAGCGTTTCTTTAGCAGTTTCAACAAACTTTTCGGCTTCTGATTCGCCAAAGTCACCATTAACGGTAACAATAGCGGAAGGACTAAATCCATTCTTAAATGATGTGTGGTTAAATTTACCAATCTCATAGTCTATTGCTATGTGTTCTAAGGCAGCCACATAATCAGGTAAACCATAAAAGTTAAATGTACTTTCATAGTCCTTATAGTGTATAATAAAACTGCTGTTAGAAATCTGTGGGTAAACAGGTATTCTTTGAGTTTTCTCTTTGTTCTTTCTGTAATTAGACCAATCAGAGTTGAAGTAAACGTACTTCTTGTTTTTAGAAACCCTAGCTGTTGAAGCATCTTTATGATAGAAGTTTACACCACCATCATATATAACACCTTCTAAGAAAGCGTTACCATAAGTATAATAGTCGTCAGCAAGTTTCTTAAAACAATCCTTTAGGCTTTCTCCATTAGCATTTATATCTTCTATAAAACCACTTAGAGTTTCATTGTCAGTAATAAAGCCACCACCCGTAGTGAATGTAGTTTTCTGTGCTAATACAGACCTGTGAGTAGAAGATTGTCTTTTTAGTTCAGCTAAGTATTGAGGGAATAAGTTATCCTTACCAAAAGGAATAAAGTCCTCTCTTAGTCTGTCTAAATCCTTAACCTCAGTATCTACCGTAGGGGTAGATAAGTTTACAAAAGCATACTTAGTATTAAAACTACTCTTTGTCGGAGTTGTCTTTACTTGATTCTTCTTTTGCTTTTGCTTTGGTTTTCTTTGGTTTTGCATCTTCTTTGCTTACAAAATTAGTAAATCCCAAGTCATAAACTTTCTTTAGTTCAGCTTGAGTTGCTCCTGCCCACATAACTTTAAATCCGTTAAAAACAGTAAGCCCTTCTTTCAGTTTTGATTTATACATACTGCAAGTATAATAAAAAAAGAAGGAAAGGGCAAATGCCCTAACCATTCCTTTTTAGTTAAATATTAAGATAAGGTAACTGTTCCTGATGATTGATTAACAGTAACTGTACTTGTTACAATTCTTGGAAGCTCACCTGAACTACAAGAGATTGTTACAGTAACACCGTTTTCTTCACCAAGTGCTGCACCTGTTCCACCTTCGATAGAAGTCAATGTAGCATACATTTGTGAAGCAAAAGCATTAACTCCTGTTTCGTGTCCGTAAGCCTCACTAATACCTACACAGTATTTGTTGTCATTATGGTCAACTACTACTGCTGCAAGTCTTTTACCTAGCAAATCTTGTAGGTTGCTAAAATGCTCAGTTGAGCAGTTAGGAACATAAAAAGATATAGTATGCTCAAACATAACAACACCATTTTCTTTAGAGCCGCTTGTAGATAAAGAACCTGTACCTTGTTTAAGGTCAAAGTTAGCTAAATCCTCAGATTGTGCTAAAGCAACACCGTGAACATCAGTAGTATTACTAAATGTAGGAGTTAACTTATCCAACTCACAAAGCGCAATGTGTCTTAGACCACCTCTTTTTTCAATATCAGAGTTGACTACAACTAAATTTTCTATTGCCATTTTATTATTATTTAAAAGTTAAAAATTAAGGGGGAGTATTTCATCCCCCATTAATTGAATTAATTACGATATAGCATTAGGAGTGTAATATACAGCTAGTTTAGGGTCTTTCAACGCTACACCAACCATATAAGCAACTCTAAAGCGATATGCTTTGTTATCCATAGAATACCATTGCTCAACAGAGTTCTCATCGAAGTCAGTACCTACAACAAAAGCATCTTTTGTAGTTAGTAAAGCTCTGTGAGTTTCAGCAGCAGCAGTACAACCGTTGATTTCTGCAACATCAGCAGCGATTGCTACATCCCAATCTCTACGTACAATGATAGGAATACCTCTGTAAGTTAAGTTAGGAACACCGTTAACCATAGCACCGTAACCTGCAGCAGCAAAGCTAGAAGATTCTAAAGTTGAAGCCATATAGTCATCAGCGATATCACCTGATACAAAGAATACGTGATTTCCTGCTTCTAATAATTCAGGAGCAGCAGAATCATAAAGACCTTGCATAATTTTAAGACCATTACCCGCTACTAAAGCAGCATCGTCAGCCTGTGTAGTTAAACCACTATATTCTCTTGTTAATGCAGTTGCACCCGCTTCTTTAGCTACTTGGAAGATACCATCATAGATACCGTAGTCAGCATCAGCTTCAGCAACATCTGACAACCATAGTTGACGATTGAAGTCAGCCTTTACGCCTTGTCCGATTAAGTCAAGAAGAATGCTCTTAACAACAGAACCCTCAACATTATCAAACTCGTGTCCGTCACGCATTAATTGACCTTTCATCTTATTGAAAAGCTCGTTTGCTCTAAACTCAATCTCAGCTTCTACACGAGAAGGAGTGATTGTAATTGTAGCACCTTTATCTCCACTACTTTCAGCAGAGAAAGCACCGTTTGTGAAAGCCTTTGTAATCTTTCCTAATTGATTGAACTTGTCAATCACAGTAGTACCTTTAATGTTAGGTAATACTTCCATATATTGCATATAATCCTGACCCATAAAGATAGGTTGGATGATTGCTCTGTTTACATCATACTGCTCAACAGTTGGTAAACTTGTTAATTCTAAAGCCATATTATATTATTTATTAATTATTTTAAAATTGATTTAGCAAAAGCATCCCAAGCGTTAACTACAACATCACTTTCGTTGATTGCAGGGTCGCTTTCTACTTCTACATTAGTTTCGGTAGCTTCTAATTTTGCTAGTTTTGCTTCCATATCAGCAACCTTGTTAGTTAAGTCAGCAATAGTGCCTTCTTTCTCACCAACAAGACCTGCTAATTCTTCTTTTTCTTCACGTAAAGAGTTAGCGTTTTCTTCTAGCTCTTCTAGCTTATTAACGATAACCTCATTGTCAGAAATAGAAACAGAAACTTCTTCAGCAGGAGTAGAAACATTCTCTCCTTTTACAGCGTTTAAGATTTCTTCTTTAACACCGTTGAACCAAGTTTTTAATTCTTCAGTCATTTTAATTGATTTATTATTATTATTTAATTTCAATTTATCATTGACCTCTTTCTCGTTTACGTTAGTAAATTTAGAAAGGTCAAAAGATGCAGCAACTTTCATAGGAGCAGTAATTGTATCTACAAATCCATATTCCATTGCTTCTTCACTTGACAACCAAGTTTCCTTATCCATCATATCCGAAAGTTGTTTAGTCGTTAGGCTAGACTTCTTAGAATATATCTCAATAATTTCATTCTTAATTTTGTCAAGTAAGTCAGCAGTTTTACGCATATCTCCTGCTTCTCCTGCCGATTGTCCAAATGGGTTATGAATCATAAAGAATCCGTTTTCTGACATCTCTATGTTATCCCCTGCCATTGCTATGACAGTAGATATAGAAGCAGCCAAGCCTTCAATCTTTATGTTTACATACCCATTGTGAGAACGTAAAGTATTGTAAATAGCTAAACCATCAAACACACTACCACCAACAGAGTTGATACGTAATGTGATGTCAGCAGTTCCAACAGCTTTTACTTCCTCTATAAAGTTTTTAGCAGATGTTCCATAGTCACCTATCTCATCATAGATAGATATTTCTACGCTATTATCTGCTTTGTTTTCTATTGAATACCATTTGTTCATTTTGCAAATTTAATAATTAATATATCATATCTTTCGCAGAAATGGGGTAATCACCTAATATTGTAGTCCTTGTTGAATTTACGCTTGTGCTTATACATAATGTTCTGAATGGTTCTTTCTGATACATCATACTTAATGGATATGTCCATATATGTAAATGTGTAGTTACCATTGTTAGATTCCAATACCTTGTCAAAATCTCTTATTATCATATAATCCCTTAGCTTTCTTGGCTCGATAAGACCTTTCTCTGATAGATGGTTTAGGACATTCTTTATTCCTGCCTCCTCAGAGTATCGCACCTTGACTTCATTGTATATAAGCTCTATGAACTCATTGACAATATCGGCACTATTCTGTCTTATCATACGCAAATATACTAAAAAGTAGCCTGACTTTCAATAGCAGATATTCTATTCTGCACCTCTGTCATATCACTTTCTACGATTACAACCTTAGAACTTCCCATTCCTCCGCTTACTAATTGTTGTGCTGACCTTAGCTCTCCACCCATAGCAAACTTCTCTCCACTATTGAGTAAACCACCATCAGCGAACTTTACACCATTACCATTGTAGCTGTTTATAGCTGATAGCATAGGTCTAAACATACTTGTTGATTTCTTGTTGATAATTGCTTCACCGCCTTCAGCTTCGTGTATTCTACCACCAACTCTAAATTTAACACCACCATTAGCGTGTGAGTTACCTTGAAACATACCACCTCTTGTAAGTCCGCCTTGTTCAAATTTAACATCTGTTTCTGTATCAAAATTACCGCCTGATGCTCCTTGACCACCACTTAGTAGTTGTTTGACATTTAATCCAACTGAAGCAAAAGAAGCTACTAAGGCAAGTATGTTTGCTATTTTTAAATACCAAGGAGAATCGGCAGCCATATCTGTAATAGCATTTATAGCATTTGAAGCAGCTTCGATACTAGATGCAACAGCAGCAGCCTGTGATATTTTTATACCTAACTGCTTGACTTTATTATTTTCTCCTTCGGCTTCACCTATCATTATAAGTGTTTGACCTAAGTTTTTCATTTGATTTAAAACTTCCTGCCTTCCTGCTTTTTCTTTATCAAAGTTTTGCATTTTTAAGTCAATCAACTTTTTTTCTAAAGCCATTCTAGTTTCGTAAGATAAAGAATCATCTTTCAACATAGCCTGTATCATTGTTGTTTGAAAGTCTGCGTGTTCTTTTTGTGCTTTTTCTATTGATAGGGTGTTTAAATCTAAGTCTTTAAATAACTGAACATAAAAAGCATCTACTTGAGTTTGTAGTATTGATAGCTCATCTAACACAGGCTCAGTTCCTGCATCATCATTGGCAGGGGTTCTTCCTTTTTTTAGTTCAGATAATTCCTGCTTCTTTTTCTCTTGGTCTATCAATATAGTGTTAATAGATGCTTCATCAAAACCCGCTTCTAGCAACAACTCTTTTAATCTTTTTTCTTCATCTAATAGTTTATTGCCTTCTAACTTTAACTCAGTCATTTGACCTGTTAAGTTGTTAACTCTATTTTGTTGTTCAGCAAACTCTTTATTTCTGTTTGTTAGTTCTTGAGTTTCTTCAGCGACATTCCCCTCCATATCGCCAAGAACTTGCATACCTCCACCTGCATTAATAGTTGACTTGGTTAAATCATCTGTTGTTTTACTCGCTTCGTTTAATGCTTGTTTTGCTGTGTTTGTTTTTTTGGCTAAATCATCTTGAGCAGAAGAATTAGATTTTAAATCTTTTTGTAGCTTTCTAAGTTGTCTAGCTAGTTTTAGAGCTTCTTTATCGGCTAACAATGCGTGTCTTTCAATAACCTCATCTAAAGCATCACTATTTAATTGCAAAGCTCCTGTTTCATCATTTATTCTAACAACACTATTTCCTAACTCATTTTGCAAATCAATCAAGATTGTTTCCATCTCAAGATGTTCTTTTCTTGATTTTTTTGTTTGCTGATTTAGCGTGTTGTATCTGTCTTTTAATGTTGTTAAGTTCTCTGAAAGAACTCTTGATTCCTTTGCTGATGAAGCTATCTTATCCTCAAGACTATCAAATCCTTCTACTGACAAAGCTATATTATTAAATAATGTTGCTAAAGCATCGTAAGTGGATTGTAATGCAGGAGCAAACAAATCAGCTATAACAATTCTAAGACCGTCAAGTGCAGAGTTAAATCTTCTTAAAGCACCCTCAACATTATCACCAATAATATCAGCCATTTCCCCTGCTGCACCTGCTGAACCCCTATATGCTTCTGTTTGTTTTTCAATTTTGTCGATATGTTCTATCATTGTAGATATTGCAGCAACCTGTCTTACATCTACAACTTCAAGCATCTTTTCTACATCAATACCTTCATCCCTCATTCTTCTAAACTCCTTAACCATATCCTCTCCTGAATTGACAGTAAAGCCAATAGACTTAGCTAAATCAGATGAAGGGTCACCAAGTTTTAGGAATATATTACGAAGCGATGTACCCGCAATAGATGCTTCAATACCCGCATCTGTAAGAACACCCATAATAGATGTAGTTTCTTCTAAGTCCATACCTAGCAGTTTCGCAACAGGAGAAACCTTTGTCATTGATGTTTGGAATTTCTCAAGAGTTAAGGCTGACTGAGTAAACGATGCAGCCATAACATCAGCTACTCTAGCACCTTCTGACGCATCTAAACCAAAACCTCTAACCGTAGAACCAATAACTGTTGCGGTTCTCGCTAAGTCCTCGCCTGTTGCTGTTGCACCAAGTAAAGCTGCTTCTTGCACTTCCAAAACTTCTGATGCTGTAAAACCTAGCTTAGAAAAGTTAAGTTGTAATCCTGCAACCTGCTCTGCTGTAAAGAATGTAGAACGACCTAAGTCTTGTGCGGATTTATTTAGTTGCTCAAACTCCTCTTTAGTTGCACCTGATATAGCTTTAACTTTAGCCATCTCAAACTGATAACCTTTAAAAACCTTAAATCCTTCTTTAAGTTGTTGTACTACAAACTTAGAAGCCTGTCTAAATCCTACTAAAGCAATGGTAGCAGCACCAAATGCTTTTGTCATTTTACCAACAAACATTGTTGAGCCTTTAGCTGTATCTCCTATGCTTTTAGTAGAATCAGATGCTTTCTTTGTTTCTTTACCTAAAGCATCATACTTGCCGTTTAATTTACTTATCTCGGTATTTAACGATTTAATATCATCAAGTCCTTTTACTCTAATTTCATATACTGTTTGTTGCTTCTTCGCCATTATACTTGTTTTGGTAATTGTTTAAATATGTTATTTATATCTGTTGATATTGATTTATCAATGTCGTTAAGAAAGTGTCTTTCATTACTCCCTACTACTCTATTAATAAATCCTGTTCTATATGTATTATTAGAATACTCCTTGCTATTTCTTGTAGGAGTACCTTCTCTTGCTATTGCTGCTGCAATTAAATATGCTATTTGTAATCTTTCTTGTGTTCCGCTTGGAAACTTCTTACTCTTTCCATTCTTGTCCTTATCATCCATCCAATTCATTATCTCAGACACATCCCAATCAAAAGGTCTTTGACCTTCGTTGACTTCTCTTACATAGTCTGCTTTGGATTGAATTATTAGTTCGACATAGTCGCTACCCTCATCTAATGAGTAGTGCATAGTGTCGTGCATATGTCCTGATGCAATATGATTCTGATTAACAAGCTCTTGTTGTATTTTTTCTACAAACTTCTTGCCAACCTTATTGATTGCTCTGTCGAATGTCTTTAGTATATCTTTCATTATCCTTTTGCCAATGATGCTTGTTTAATAATTGAGTTTTCTAAATCAACTAAATTAGTAGATATATAATGATTGTAAGCAGATATGTGATATAAAGAGCCGTTGTATGTATCAGATGTTAATCCACCTATTATTCCAAACTGATTAAAAACAAAGTCCGTTGTAGGTGTAGTTTCACTAGCCACCTGCACACCATTCTCTCTTATATATAAAGTAGTTCCGCTTCTTTGCAATGTTATCAATATCTTTTTGCTAGTGGGCTGCCAATATTCTGTTGATATGCCGACAGCAACACTACTTGATGATGAAAAGCTAAGTATGTAAGATTTATTTCCTGATTCTCCTATTGAAAAATACATATCGTTATCATCACTCTTACCTAAGAATCTATGTTTCTTATGAACATTTGGAACTAACGGTATTGGCTCTACATACATAAATATTGTAAAATCTCCTGTAAGCGTTACACCACTACTAAAAATAAAGTGGTCTGTGTTATCATAATTAAAATATGCAGGAGAAACACCACTAACACCATTGCCTTTAAGACCAACGTCAGGTCTAAATGATGGGTTGGCTTGAGTTAACTGATTGTTGCTAAAAGAAGCTAACCAAGTTTGTATATTGTTTCCGCTAGTTACCTCAGCATAGCCTTTCTTATAGTCAAACACAAACTCAGGGCTTACAACTGTGGCAGTTTCACCAACTATCTCCTGCACCGTTGATACTGCTTTTGTATTAGATGCAGCTTTTCTTTTTGATAATCTAGCTTCAGGTGTTAGGTAAACATTATTTTTTTTTGTTATCTGATTAACCTCTGTGGAATCATAAACTATTGGCTGCAATACATCATCAATAGTAGCATACACCTTATCTTTCAGTGTATCTTGATTTATTAATCTAGGTCTATCTTTATCTCTTTTTATACTTCTCATTACATATTAAGATTTTCAACATCTATATCAACTGTTGTGTCAACACCTGATTTACCAAGCAAGAAATACTCTTGCAACTCTACTTTAGTTGATTGCTTATCGTGTGGTTTAAAATCAATTATTTTATTTAATCTATAATAAGAACCATCTATAAATATTAACTTTCTAAAATCAAGTTTAGATATATCCAACTTACTCAAGTTTATATACAAAACTTTTACTCTAGGATTTTGTTTTAACTGAGCAATCATTTTGGAATAGTAATTGTAAAACAACCCCCTCAGTTTTTGTTGACTTGATGATATAACAGTATCGTGATTTATATCAGAGAAAGATAAATTGTAGTCAACATTTTCATATCCATTAGATATAACAACTTGCGAAAGATAACTTGTTGCGGGTGCGTGATATGCAGAACCATTACCTCCATCATAGGCAAGACTTGATTGAAGGTTGTCAAAAGCAATAAATGATGCTTTATTCCAATCAAAATCAGAAGTTGAATTTCCTCCTGCTAAATTATCAGGGTCATAATATTGCCATTGCCTTTTACCATTAAAAGAAGAATAGTAACCACCATCTTTTAGTAATATTCTTGCTCCTATCTCAAATTCCTTCTCAGGTCTTTCAATAGCATTACTCAAGGATAAATCGGTATCATCAGAGAAATACATTGGTATAAGCGGACTTCTTTCTATATGTTCAACATATATATAATTAGGTTCATACCAATTAAATGTAGGAGAAAAGTAGCTGTTTTCTACTTTGTACTCTCCTGTTTGAAATTTACCACTTGTATCTGTTTCTTCGTAAGAACCCCAATCAACAGCATTTCTTTTATTGTATTTATCCAACAATCCATCTCCACTAGCATCTTTGTATTTAAATATAAGTTTAGATTTTATATCAAATAAAAACTCATCCTTTATTGCCTTAGAGTAGTCAATCTTATCAGTCCAATTAACAGCGTTAGATATTCCTTCATAAAAATGGTCGTAAGGTTCAATAAATACCGTTTTACTTATCGGGTCTGTTTCAAATTGAAGGTTGAACATTTGTGCTAATCCCTTAACGAAATCAGACTGCTTTCCCTTTGGAAGCATATTATGAATATTCTTTATTTCCTCACCATTAAAATAAGCTGAAGTTTGCTCTATTTGCAAATAACTTTGAGCCTTCGTTATAACTTTTAATTTAGGTCTTTCTGCTCCTGCTAGTGGTGTTTGATAATGAACAAAATCAACTTTTATAGCAAATTTATCATTTTGAGCCGCTTCAACAGGGTTTTCCGATTGAAAATTAAATTGATGCTCTCTTGTAGATGCGTTCACGTGGTTAATAAATGTTGCATCTATTTCACCTGTTAATACAACATCAAAAGAGTTTGTATCATCATTAGCACCCGTAAATTTAATTATACTTGCTACGACCTTGTATGAAGTAAAACTTAAAGCTAAAGCACTAGCAAAAGAAGCTCCATCAGTTTCTACCTCAACCGTAACAGAGCCTTTTATATTAAATAATCCGCTACCTTGTGAAGAAACAACTAATCCATTTTTAATTCCACCTGTATGCTCAGTTCCAAGTTGTGCGTTACCATAATCATCTGTGTCTAATCCTGCTTGTGAAGGTGCATCATCTGTAAGAGTATCAGCAGAAACTATAAAGGGTAATGTAAAGTCACCACCTGTATATCCTAAGCTAAGTGTATAACTTTGATTGCCCAAACTTCTATTGTCAGTAACAGAGGTATTGACTGCTGTATCAAGCTCTACCAACACCTCATCTGCACTTTGTAAAACCTTACCGAAAGAAACATCAGTCACATCAGTTGGCTTCTTAAATATTAATGGCATTATCAGTTTCTTGAAAAAGTCGCTATTGCAAAATGTTGAACTAACAGTATAACCCTGTGCTTGAAATATTTTATCCCAAACATTCTTTATATACACACAAGGAACAAAGTCGCTATCCAAAGTGCTATCGGTAGTGTTATCTCCTTCTCCAACCGTTAGTAAAGGATATACTAGCTTATCGTGATTTTTAACATAACTAGGATATGTTGTTCTAGGATTTTCAAAAACCCAAGATGAACTAGAAATGTTTTCGTATGATGAATAATATGTTGAGCTAAATCTTAATTCATCAAGGTCTGCGTTTTTTATCTTGTCTGCCCAATCCATATTATCAGCTAAGAAAAGACATTCATACTCCAATACATCTGTATTTTTGTATATTTGACTTACTCTTAGTTTACCATTCATTATCGGCAAGTGGTCTGCATATATTGTAGATGGCAAATCTTTTAATACATTTTTGCTATCTATATTTCCATCTTTGTATATATGATTGAAAAGTTTGTTGTTGTTCCTTGTAGCAGGAACTTTGAAAGTTTTACTAAAGCTACCGCTACGAGAATTAAAATCTCTAATATCAAAGTTTTGATAATTAAGTGACAAAGGAAAGTCATCACTTGATGTAATATCAAGGTTACCTAATATGCTGTCAGTAAAATCTCTTAGCTCAACTCTTATTTCTGCCATTATTGTATTGTTCTTTTAGCTTTGCTTTCTATATAATTCAAAGTACATTTCTGTAAGTTCTCATTGTCAAACGTAGTAACACTAGCATCCTTAACAACAACAGGAACATAATAGTTTCTATTAAGTGTAGAATACCAACCCTTAGAGTTAGGTATGTCTGTTTGATACTCCCTTACTACAATGTAGTCTATGTAAGTTTCTCCCGCTACATCATCGTGATTTATAAGTATTGTTGGAGATATGTATTTAACACCATCATAAGCTGTTGATGCTGTATTTATGTTGTGTGATACAGATGCTGCGGTTGTAGAGTGACCCGTAACATAACCTCTAAACGTTTCCCATTCGTCATCAGTTTGTTGAGCATAATCTTCTAGTGTTATTTTATGGAAGTTGCCATATTGGTCAGAGCCATCTGTGGCTATCTTGGTTGTTTTGTTGGAAGCAAATCCTGTAAAACCTGCAACCTGAAAACCTGAATCACTAGCATTACTTTTTATTCTAACTTCAACCTCATATATACTTTTAGGGTTGTACGGTATTCTTGAATCACTAACCAACCAAAGAGTATCGTTATCTGAACCACCGCTACTAGTAGTTCCTTCATTACCTTTTCTTAGAGTTCTTGTTCCTGTAATATGACCATCAGCAGTTTCAAAAGCAGTTATAGTTGTTATATCTCCATCTTCTATATGATACTTGTCACTTATGTTTGTTACAGCACTATAACCACTCCAATCCTCTCTAAACACTTCTTTACCTATCCAACCTTTCTCTATCCATACATTTGGTGAAGCTAATAAATCCTCAAACATATCTTGTTCAGCAATTCCGTAAGGTCTTGATATAGCAGTTCCTTCCTTAACAGCTTTCACCTTTGACTTTCTAACCGATGGATATTTGTCGTCAGTATAACCCGCTACTCTAGGTACAACAGCACCATAATTGCCCGATGCAAAATGATAACCTTCATTATCACCTATCGTAGCATTTGTACTAGATGTGCTACTTCCTAATTGACCTCTAAACTCAGGATATATGCTTTGCTCGTATGATTTAGAAGATATGTTTATTCCCTCTGTAAATGCACCATCAAAGGTGTAGCTATCAATACCGCCTAATCTATTTTGCCAATGGAATCTAACCCCATTAACTCTTTCTCTTGTGTGGTCAATGTAGTAAGTTACCTTTTCTCCTATCTTATCTGAACTTGTGTCATCTGTTTGAACGGTATAATATGATACATTTGAGAAGTCAGTTAAAGGTTCACCGTTATTCCATTGAGCATCAGTCGATTCTTTTATATTTCTTGTTCCTACTCCAATCTGAACCACGCAGTTAGCAGGATTAGTAAGTCCTGACAAATCTGATGTTGTCATATCTCCCCAACTATTGAGGTCAGTTCCTAAGTTACCTTCTCCATCAGTTGTTTTGCTTATAACAAGAGCATATCCTGTTGATGAATCTGATGTTGGTATAGCGTTTCCATTTGCATCGTAAAAACGAACTACCGCTCTAGGACAAGTGCCTGAATCAAATAACGCAAAAGACAGATACTCACATTCATCGTGACCTATGACTCTATAATTAGTTGGTTTTGTTGTCAAATACTTTTGCCTTCCTGCTTCATATCCTGTTCCTGTTCTATGCAAGTATTGTATAGATAGGTTGTCGCCCTGAACTTGAGTTGCACTACCCGTAAGTAGTTCATTTGAAATGCTAAGGTAATGTTCTTCTTCGTGTAGAAGTGCTGAGTTTACAGCTATAAAGTTTCCGAAGTCCTCTTCTCCTGATACATCTACTAACTGACCGCTAGAATTTATTTCTTCCAACTGAAAATCAACTTTAATTCTTTCAAATACATTTTTAGAGATTTGACCCATTGTTATATCTCTCTTAACTTTAGTTGATGTGTCGTGAGTACAAGGTCTTAAATCGTAAGAAACAAAATCTCTTGCTATGCTAGAAACATCTATCGTATAATACACAAAGTCTGTGTTTGGTGTTTGGTCACCTTCCCAATTAGGAATATCTATGCTAGGCTGAAGTCTTATCGTAACACCTCTACTTGTTTCCAAAACACCTGTGTATGGATTTCTAGGATTTATAATAGCTTTACAACTAGGGTACTTAGCTTTAGCTTCTGCAAGTGTTAATGATGAGTCAAACGCATACCTTGCTGTATATTTTATTGGACTATATACGCTTTGTATCGTTTCTCTTGGTTCGTCAACTATGAATAAATTAGGCATTATATGTTGTATTTATGTTTTAAGTAATCTGATAATTTTTTCACTTCGTCAACACTAAGTTCTTTTTCAAATATAAGAACCTCTTGTATGTCAACTTTTAAATTTCCAACAGCATCTCTAGCTGTACCTAACCTCAATGGGTATAGGTCTTGGAATGCTTCTACATCAAAGTCTGAGTTAGTTTCAACATCAACCAAAGAGCCATTCTCAAAAGACTTTACGCTATGATTTGTTTTATGCTTTGTAAATCCATTAGCACTAACTTGATTTGCTGCATTTGATGTATATATGTAATCCAACAAATCGTCATCAGTATCTTGTATTTGAGTTCTCCAATTAAGGTTACCACCCTGTGTTGATATTCTAACAGCGAAGTTTGCCTTTGCAGCATTGTCGTTGTTTTTAGCTATAACGTAACCTGCAAATCCATCATAACCCTTAGCTACATAAAATACAGATAGTCCATTATTCAAGCCATCAGCAGTTCCATCAAGCGAATTGTTAACGCAAGTTAAGAAGTCATCAGTTCCGTCAAAGAATACATAGGGATAGTTGTTAGATGACATCTCGTACTTATACAAAGGCTTCTTAGCTGATGTAGCTTGTTCAAAGTGATTTGCGTTTCCACTTTGGTCAATCCATTTGTTTACAACCTCATTACCGCCAAAGAACTCCGTTTTAACACCCATATCAGCCTTTAACCAAAGCAAAGGCGTCAATCCCTTAACAAATGCTTCGTCAATAGCTAAAAGGCTGTGAGAGAAAGCATTTAAAGTAAAAGTAAGCCTGACTTGTATCAACTTGTCGTTATATAGTTCTTTTTCTCGTTCAACTGATATACTGTCAGGACTTAAAATTACCTCTTTATTTGTGTAGCTATCTAACACCCTTTGTAGCCAAGTCAATGCTTCTTGTTCTAATAAGCTAAATACTACATCAAGCGAACCTGCTTGGTTTTGGTAGTATGGCTTAACGACTAGGCACTCGAAAGTGTATTCTTCTTGCACATCCCCTTCCGTAGCAGGAAGTTCAGATGTTGGTGGTAAGACAACAAGTAATGGATAGTCATTGTTGTGATTCTCATTGATTTCATTCTCGTAACCAAAGATGAAGCCACCATTTATCCATTGTTGCTCAAACCTATCTCTTAATTCTCTAAGTTTAGTAAAACCCATTATTTTATTTGTTTCCTCTGTTCTTCATTAACAGCTAGTTCATAATCTCCTTTTGCAGTTTTCCAAGACAGGTATGTCATAACTTTATACAACTTCTCATCTTTTACACTTTGCATAGCATCTTTACCATCTCTAGTAAATACTCCATCAAGTGATAGGTCGTATAAGGTATTGAGCCAACCAAATGGCTTCATTATCTTACTTGCCTTCGCTACTGCGATACTTTTTGTTCCGCCATCTCTGAAAAGGTTTTTATAACGTTGATTGATGCTAAAGTTCGTTTGTTCAAAAAAAAACTGAACTCCCAAACGATGTCCATTGTCAATCTACGAAATGCTTTCGCCTTTTCATCAATATTGTCGAGGTCAACCTCCTCATCCACTTGTTTACACAATATTGCCATTTGTTCGGGTAAAATATCAAATCTACCGTTCTTTAGGTATTGTGTGTTCATCTCAAGCTGCTGACTCTCTATATAATCACCAAAAGTGCCTGTTCTAAGGAAATCCATAGGGAAATAGTATATATCACCCTCAAATTCAAAATAGTCCATTCCTTTTGGCTTGTATTCTTCCATAATCTCGTTAAGGCACTCAATTACTGCCATAACATCTTCCATTGGCACATTTGCCATTACTTTGTCACTAATGCCTGTCATATAGATGAATAATTCCTTATACATCTTATTTTCCTGCATTATGTGGTATTTTGTCAAATCATTGTCACTATTTGCTTCTTCTTCTGTGATTTGATACTTTTTTATTATCTCATACACTCCGCAATAGTAATCAACGGTCATTTCTTCCCACTTGTTAGGAATATTGTATTCTTTGCTATTTATTTCTATATTTAACATTGTTCCATCTCTTTTATTTCTTCTTCATCTTTCATTAAGTCAGATAGACTACCTACGACATCCATTGTGGAACTATATACGTTTCTCACGCAATCCTCAATAGCATCATCGTTTTCTTCATTTCTTAATCCTGCAAAGAAGCCTAATGCTGTAAACATTGTTAAATTAGGGATAGCAAATGCCCATTCCTCTAAATTATCTTTATTTAAGCCCGTATCGGCAAAATCATTGTGATACATTACAATATCTTCAAGTAAGTCCTGAAAATCATCGTATTTACCATCATTAGCAGTTTCAGTAGCGTTATATACCTGCTTTTGTATATAAGTCAGGTATTTGCTTACCAAAGTGTTGTGTTTGCTGTTTATATGCTTAAATGTATTCATTTGTGCAAAATTAATTATTAGTATATGTTATCTGTCGCAGTTTTTGTGCAAATTTCAATTTTATAGGTCATTTATCCAAAAAATACTACTTTTTTACCTTTAAAGTGCTGATTTACGGTCATAACTAGGCAATCAACCATATCATCGTGCCTTGCAGCAGGAAATTGTTGGCATTGCATTAGGAACTCCTCGTTCCAAGCACCCTTGAGTAGAGTCACTCTACCCGTTTCCAATGTTGGACTTATGTCCTGCACTCTAGCCACCTTATCTTTAGTAGGCGGTTTATCTTCTCTTACGTTCAGTCCTGTTTCTCTCATAAGGGTCTGCACAATGGATTTACCACTTGCTTTAGGCTCTACAAAGATTTTAGACTGCGTGGTATAGCCATTCTTCTCTACGAACTTGACTATATGCTTAACTAGGTCGGGAAACTCCAACCTTACGTTCTGTACTGATATGATTTGCCAAGTATTATCTTCAAACACATAGGCTAGTAGTGCTGAGGGGTCATTTTTCTCACTTGCTGTATATGCAGGGTCTATTATAAAATTGACTACCCCTTCTTTTTGTATTTCATCTATCTTGAACCACGATTTCTTAATCATACCGCTATTTGCAGGTGTTGGTCGCTGTTGTAGCTGTCCTGCATAGCCATAAGAGCCTAGTGCTGATTTATAGTCATCTAATACCTCTTGTGAGAATCTATCTTTCCAAAACAGACCATCTTGATATTGGTCTGCTAGGCTAGAAGGCTTTAAATCGCTAGAAAGTTCTGCGGGTATGCAGATGTGGTGATGTTTATCGGGTGAGTTGAATAGCAGGTAACCGCTTAGGTCATCTTCGTGTACTCTTTGCATAATAATTATCCTGACTCCCGTTGTTGGATTGTTAAGTCGTGAATACAATGTTGACTTATACCATTCGTTAGCATTTTCTCTTTCTATCTGAGATGCTGCATTTTTTGGTGATGTAGGGTCATCGACTAAAATTATATCACCACCCTGCCCTGTTACAGAACCTCCAACTGATGTTGCCCTTCTAACTCCTAGAAAAGTATTCTCGTATCTTGCCTTTAGGTTTTGGTCTTTCTTAATCTGATAGGTTTCTCCCCAATGTTTCTGATACCACTCGCTATTTATAATATCCCTTGACTTAGTTGCGTGTTCGATACTAATCTCTGCCGAGTATGATGCTGTGATAAACCTCATCTTAGGATATACTGCCCAACACCAAGCGGGAAACAGAACAGTAACGAGTAGTGACTTACTACTACGGAATGGAATATTAATAATTATATCCTTATCCTTTGGTCGATTCTCTTTTATCCTTTCGGCTTCGGCTTGTAGTATATCGCAAAGATATTTATGGTGAAAGTTTACTGATATGGGAACAGAGGGTTCAGCAATCTCAAAGGCTCTGATGAAGAACTCATAAAACGATTTCTCGCATATGGCTTTCTCCATTGCCTGAAGCAACTGCTTTTTCTGTTGTTTATCCATCTATCTCAATATAGTCCGCCAAGTCATCATCTCCTTCATCATCTCTTTCGAGATTCTCCATCTTGGCTTTTAGTTCATCTAAGCTAACATTATCGTCTAACTTGATTTCTATCTTTCTACTATTCTCTGCTTTAATCTCCGTTGATTGAAGTTTTGGCATTGCGTAGTTTAGCAATTTAGCTATGGCATTGATATATGCTTCGGGGTTCTTAGCCGACAGCTTTTCAAGGGCATCCATAATATTTACCTCCTGCCCACTAAGAGCATTGGCAAGTATCTCCCTTGTTATCTTTGTGGTTTTAGTTATACTACCCTTTCTTCTACCCGTACCATTGTGATGCCCAAAGGTTCTTTTTGGTGTATAGTTTTCCGTGTTAGGTAACTTTTCTTTTTCGTCACTCATAATACAAAGCTAAACAAAATAATAGTAATATACAAATAGCTTTAACCTTAGCTTTATCTTTAGCTTTATTATGTAGGGTATGTTATACCCTTCACGTACCCTTCATTAACCCTTAATCTATAAAATAGACTTTTAAAATTTTTTTATAATTTTTTTGACCTCTAAAAACACTTTTCTATATATTTTTTACCATTTCGCACTACTTTTGCGAAAGATTATCTTTTATTTTTACTAACTTGCGAAGGTTTCTATCAACGTTGATTAAACGTATCCCCTAAATAACATAATCTATACGTATAAACTAATTTAATTATTACGTATAATACTACTAAATTATAAAATTGGATTACATTTTGTTGTAGTTATGTAGATGTGCATAAGTAACGCGCCCACAAAATTTGACGGACTTCTATACAAAGATACAACAAATTTATTACATACACAAATATTTTAATACTATTTTACACAAGTTATTAACAAAGTATTTTAACAAATGTTAGTAACTTATTGAGGATTGGATTAGGTTATTAAAAAAAAGTTCTTATCTTTGCAAAGATTTTGCAGTTCTCAGCTGAGAATATTTTTTTACAGCTGAACATAATTTTTGACATAAAAAAAACACCCCTTAATTGAGGTGCTTTCCTTTCTTTTTCTTTTTCTTTTAGAGCTGAGCTTCGGCTTGTTTTTCTAGCTTTTCAATTAACTTTCTTGCTTTGTGCTTTCTTTTGTCGGTGTATTCCCATGCGATAACCTCTAGCGCTTTGTCGATTAGGTTTAGTTCCTCGACTGTTAATTTTAATTTAATCATTTTGTTTTTGTTTAATTAATATACTACAAATATAAAACAAATTTTTTATATACACAACAAAAATAAAAAAAAAGTACAAATAATTTAATACTTGTACTCTCTTAATCTAGTAATTTATTAGCTAACATCCACCGAATAAAGCGCAAATAAATACAATTATAAGCCAAAAAGTACTTAGGTTTGTGTCTTCTAGTCGTTTTTTATTGCTCATAATATTAAAATTTTTCTATTTGTAAGCCGACTATTCTACATTTGTCTAGCTCGTTCTTATAGTGTTTAAATACCTTTGTCTGTCTTGCCCCTCTTAAACTTTTAGCATAACACCAACTAGCAAAGTAAAAGCGTCCTGAGTGACTAATTTTTGTGTTTATTCTATACCTGTTTATATTGTTTATATCTTTCATTTTTTTATTATTTTAATTTGTTTTTAGTGAAATATTAAGCCGACTTTTTTATTTTCTTTTATAGCGTTTAAGTCGTTCTTACTAGCGTTTATATATCCCTCGTTTATTAATTGTGTTTCATTATCAAATATTTTTGAGTGTCTATGTTTATTCGGGTTTATTAAATTATCTACTTTTGATCCGTACGAATAAATAACAATAAAATTTTTGGGTAGATTAACTTTTTCAAATAGTGGTATACTTTTTGTATAAGCATAAAAAAGAACATCTTTATTTTCTTTTGCTATTGTTATCCATTTATTGATATATTCATTACTATAAAAGTCTCCTGAGTCGTGTATCCTTAAAAC